AAGGCCAGCAAGTTATCTTTATCAATTCAGCAGGAGACGGCGCAAACGAATTAACCGCCGTTAGCACCCCTAACTTTACCATCACCGCTATTCTTTACAAAACATCAATCAGCCAAACAATCGTCGGTGGTTATAATCACATCCAAGGTAGGTGCGAAATAAGATGCGGGGCGGGTATAAATGATGTAGTCACGGCTATCGGTTCAGGTTTTTTTAATTACATCGCTTTCCCTACTAATTCATCCTATTTTATTAATGTCCTATATAATTCACCACTTTACCCCGATACCGTCGCGGTCGGCGGTTTTTTTGCGGCAACTCCGAGTGATACTTATGATGGCTCAAACTTTTACCCAAGTGCCGTATTAAACTTTCTTTGTGTGGATGCTGTCACGTCTGTTATTGTCCCCCTTACTATGTCTGATGCTAACGGGTTTTACGGTGTAGATGGTGTAGTGACGACTATCAACGCACAATCCAATACATATTATACCCCCGCAACGCAACCGATTTTTATATTAGGGGGCAAATTTCAAAACATCGTCGGCTCATCTTCACAACCCGCTTCACGAACCGCCGTTTTTTGTCAAAACGGAACCATCCCTCCCGCTGACCGCTGGAACAGTTTCATAGACGCTGATGCTGACGTCAATAAAATATGGGTGCTGGATGACCGAGTTGTATTCGGTGGCCTTTTTAATGTCATCGGGGGTAATACTTGCCCCTATCTTGCTTTTAACGATAATACATTAGCCCCCTTAACCACCTCCCTAATTAATGGCTTTATCCCTCCCTCATCGGTTAACGCTGGTTTTGAATTATCATCTCCGGCATCCTGTTATTTCGGATGTAATGTTGATAACTCCACCTCTCCTCCTACATACCCCGTCTATACATTTGATTTGACGAATATGGCAACCACCCCTACCCTTTTCATCACCCCCGCTACCGAACTTCCAGCCGTCGCTACTGGATTTTCATCTGAAACTGGTGCTACTCTTGATTATATAGTCGGTCATAACAGCGGTGCTGATAATTTTTGTTATAAAGTTCAAACCCCCGACTTTATTGATTTAAACGGTGCTGTCCGCCTTCAAAATTGCTTCATAGATACCACAACCGGCATCCTTCCAGCATTCTTTCATCAGGCTTCTTTAGCCTCCGCAGTTCCTACTAACTACTATCTTTATTTCGCATCATCGGCTCCTGTTTCTATTACTACCACCCTTGCCTTACCTTTTGTATCCGCCCTCGCCCCTGCGAATAACTGGAAAACCATCACACTAGCGTCTAGGAATAATTTTGCTACCGGAACTGTGGTTCAATTCGGAGACACCGACCAGCGTATCGTTATTCTGGCTTCATTCGGCGCGACTTTTTCAAATTAAGGGCTATTCGCGAATTTCATCTACGATAAATTCGCTATTCGCGAATTTCTATCGCGTCCGCCACTATCTCATCATAATTCAACCCCGTCGCGGTGTGGATTTTCTTCATCCCTTTTTGAAACGCCGAGAGGTTCATATCATCCTCCATCAGGCACAGCACACGAAACACCACAAACGCTCCGCACGTATTCACATTACCATTCTTATTCTGTAAATCCATCTTGTTATATATCACCTTGAAACCATCCTTCTCCGCTTGATTTAACATATCTTCTAGATAATTGTGTGTCGCGTCCACCACCGCATTCTGTTCTGGCGTGTTCCACTCTAAACAGGAGTTCGGTGAATACGGGCTTGTCCCATAAGGGCAAAAAAACTCTATTGTATTCCCATACCGCAAAACCGCCACCCAGTGACCGTTCTGTGGCGTGTGTTCGTATAACAATACAAAATAATCTCTCGGACGCTTCAATATCGCCTGTATATTCGGGTAGCCTTTTAGTTCGCGAAACATCAGCACCTTCGCCTGTGGCAAATACAACTCAATATCCGCATCACTCATCGGCTCGGTTATGATTTTCTTCAGTTTAGAACTACCGCTCGGTTCATTAAAAACCGCGGATGCCTCCGGATTGCTTGGTCTATCCATCTTTGTTGTTTATATACCGATGTGGATGTTTTTATACGAAATTATATATAAAAACAACTGAATATTAATACCATAAAACATAATCCGAAAATGTCCTTGAATTCTCTCGGTGTATCACAACTCGCCATCCCCGCCGCGAGTGGTGCTGGTGCTGGAACCAATTTTTCCTATGCTTCTGGGTCTTACGCTGGTCTTACCCCCGCAAATTACGATGTTATTCTCGGGACTGCTGGCACCCCCGCGCAACCTTTCGTTGGTGGTTCCATCGCTGTAAACCTTAATCCTTTGAATATCACTTCCGCCGCACAGGCCGCCGCGTGTATAGTTGAAGCGTGGTATGTCATTCCCGCCATCCCCGCCGCCGGTGGTCCCACTACCATCGGTGCTAAATATGCTGGTCGCGTCGCATTCGCCGCAGGGCCTCCCGCCACCGCCATCCTCACCCTTAACGCTGTTGATGAAGCAGGCGCCATCGTCGGTGCCTTCGTCGGCACTTGCCATTTCCGCGTTTATGTCCCTCGCGCCGGTTTCTTCTAAATCGCTGGGCTGGGTAATTATCTAAATCAGGTATAAAACGAAAAATTGTATAATGTATATCGCCTTCGGATACATTATGCCTCGCTCTTTCAAATCCACTCCTTTTATGGACGAACTGTCCGCAAAAATGACTGAATACGGTCTCGCTGAAACCTCTAGGGTCTGTTATTTACGCAACCTAGAAATTTTAAATGACGAAAAGCCGGTTGATAATCTTCAATATCTCTTCTGTTTTGAGGAGGTTGAAAAAAAACTAACGAAATACTCAAAAAATACACAGCGGGTTTATTACACATCCATCCATTCCGCACTCAAACTTACATATCCTATTCCTGATGACGAGATGCTCCAGAGGATAGATATGTATCACGAGAGAATGATGAGGGTGGCGAGAGAACACAAACTCGTCCAAGGCAAAAAAACGAAGAAACAAGAAGATAACTGGGTCACGTGGGATGAAATTATAGATAAATGGGACGAAATGTATACCACTTTCAAACTCATACAAATACAAGGGGGCGTAAAACACTCATACGAATACACCTTTCTCCTTCACTTTGTAGTCCTAACCCTCTATGTGAAAATACTCCCTCGGCGCAATCAGGACTACCTAGAAATGGTAATCTCTCAAAAACGCCCCGACCCCCTTGACGACGCGCAAAATTACCTCATTCTGGATGAAAACAAGTTCATCTTTCAAAAGTTCAAGACCTTCAAGTCATTCGGCGTTCAAGAAGTAGATATCCCCGAAGACGTGATGGAGATTTTCTGGTTTTACATTAATTCCCGAAAAACCGACGGCGACCTTCCTACGATGGGGATTGACCTAAAAAAAGGTAAAACATTCCCCTTTCTTCTATTTATTACCGGCCGTCCATTTGACGTCGGCAACTCCATTACCCGCTGTTTAAATCGCGTATTCGCCCCTCGCAAGGTGGGTTGCGCGATGCTCCGCACTATTTTTGCTACGGATAATCTGTTAGAAGCGCAGGAGAAGAATAAGGCGATTGCGGATGGGATGGCACACAGCGTCAGCACACAGCAGAATATCTACATCAAGCACTAAACACACCATCTTTGATATCACCCACGGGGATATCCACGATATCGTTATCGTGTGATTGACGTCTACTCCTCATTACCAAATCTGCCTTTACAATATGGTTCGTATCCGGTTTGTTTATCACCACCTCTGTCAGGCCATTCGTTAGGGCTGGACGCTTTATGTTTTCGCCATCCACTTTCGGATACCGCTCCTTGTATTTTTCAATAATGTCGTCAGGTATAATCGGCGCCAACTCTTCTAGGTTCTTCACGTCCGTCCTAATGACGTTAAGAGCATCCTTCGCATCCATCCGCACATCACGCTCTAATGATAACTCAACCGCGATTTTTCGGTTTATCTGGGCGTATTGAAGGCTCACGAGGCGGTGCCGTTCGCTTCGCTGTGCCAATTGAAAATAACTGTCTAGGGCTTTAATACACCCTATAACAACACTAAAAATCCCTAGTATAATATTGATGTCATCAAAATCAATCTGGATGCCCGTCATAAAGCCGACCGCCGATGACCCTACAATCACAGGGATATTAATAGCGTTTGAATATAATGAGTATTTCTCGTGCGAGAGGCGGTGGAGGATGGATAGGCTCTCCGCTTTCTCCGCTTCATCCTTCAAGAGGTTTTCAAGATTGTCGTCGTAATCTATTTGCTTTGCCATATATATATAAACATAATACCGACCTTATGTTTATATAATGACCGATTACTACCCTATACAAAGCCCCTACGGCTCTTCTACCGCTGGAACACAATATAAAGATACCAGATATAAACGCCACGCTGAATGGATTGAACCTCTCGTCTCATCATTCACATCACATCTCTCAAAAGGCCATAATCGCATTTGCGCGGATTGTGGCGGGAACTTTTGTTTGACTGCGAATATCATTCGTCGCCATTTAGCATCGGAAAAGCATCTCCGCGCGGTGGATAAGTGGACGGAACAGGATGAAGCGGAAATGCTGGAATACAAGAAAACGTGTATGCCGAAAGGAAATAAACCTAAAAATCTCTCAACGGATAAGAATGGCGATAGAGTGGTATCTTGACTTATGCTCGGGCAGTAAGTCTATGAAGAACTTCTGCGATAAGAGGTATGTAAGTTTAGATATAGAACCGAAATATGCGCCTGATATTCTGGCAAGCATTCTGGACTGGGATTATAAGACCTATTTCGCTCAACACGGAAAACCAGTATTCATTTGGTTTAGTCCACCCTGTAATGAATATTCGTGCCTTAATTCTGCGAGGCCGGAAAAAACACCCGATATTGAGGGGTCTAACGCTATCGTGCGACGAGGGCTTGAAATCATCAATTATGCGGGCTGTAAGTTTGTTATTGAAAATCCCCAGACTGGCACCTTAAAAAAACAAGGAATATTAGACGAAATCCCTTTTACAGACGTGGATTATTGTCAGTATGATTACCCCTATCGCAAGAGAACGAGGCTCTGGAATAATATTGATTTCGTCGGTAAATTGTGTGAGCGGGGCGCGTGTCCTTTCATAACAAATGGTCGGCATCAATATTCTATCGGCAACAGCAGTTATAAAACGAACGTCCGAGAGATTGGTTTAAAACGGTCACGATTGGAGCAGAGATACAGCGTCCCAGAAAAATTACTAACAGAGATTAAAGAAAAAGCAGGTATATAATATATGCTTTACGCCTTAAAAGTGATGACTTACCATTCAGGCGAACATAAAAGAAAGGAGAAGTTTTTATATAATGACAGCGACAGCATCACTCCGCCATCTACGCCGTCGTCCGTCCCCTCCACGCCACGGGGTAAATCCCCCTCGCCGAGAGATTTATCCTGCGTCTGTTGCGGGTGGGCGTGTTGGTAATTATCTTTCAAAACGGACTTAAAAAGATAATTACCTATAACATCATAATAAAATGCCTCGTATCACTCAAGCACAGGTAAACGCATTCTTCCGTGTGAAGACGCCGTCCGTGGCGACGGATATGGCGGGTAATCAGGTCGTCATAGCGCCGTCAGTTGTGGTGGATGAGGAGAACTTTATGGCGAAGTTTGTTGAGATTGACGAGAGATTTGGAGTGCGAAAGGGTAATTATGCCATCAATCGCAAGGGGGAGATTTTAAATCTGCTTCAAAACCGTATTATGACGCCGACTTTATCACCATCCCACGGTTATATGTGCTTGGCACTTCATCGGGCGGAGGATGCCTCGGGTAATTTATTAAGACCGAACTCGGGTTTCGGCCGTCCAGCAAGACTGGCTGTCCCACGCTCCTTTATTTCTATGCTCGTCCACCGCCTCGTCGGTATGGTATTCATCCCGAACCACAACCCCCTTCATAAGGTTATAGACCATATTGACCGGAACCCCTGTAATAACAACTACAAGAACCTTCGGTGGTGTTGCCAGAGAGCAAATGCGAACAATATGAAAAACAACAGTAAATACTGGAGTGTGCGGTGGAGCAAAAAATACAAGAAATTTCAGGCGTGCGTCGTCACCACGAAGGATAATAACCCGAAAGAAACCTTCACTCACTCGCTCGGTTATTTTGAAACAGAGGAGGGTGCCGCGCGGGCTGTCAAGGCTTTTATGAAAGAGACTTACCCTAATGAAATGGGTTCTGGCCGTCGGTTTATTGAGGATTAGGGGTATGTGAAAGATTGTCCTTCGCCCAACTTTCGTAAATTCGGCGACCTTTCAAGTTCCAGAAATTTTCACCAGTTTTAGGGTTTGTTTGTCTAGCCATACGAAATATTGTCTCTGGTCTCACATCAATCCTGTTTTTACAGACGTGTCCGTTGCGATAATAGTAGGCTTTTTTGATTTCCTCATAAGGGTCGGCAACTGTGATTGAATTATAGTCCTTCGGCATTCTTCGTGAATGATGTGTGTCATATCATACAATACATATCATTCAATCCATTTCAATTTTATTCTCGTTGAAAAACTTCGCGTCCTTCTCAATCCCGATATAACTCCTCTTTAATTCAATCGCCGCCCTTCCGCTGTTGAAACTCCCAGCCGTCGGGTCAAGGACGGTGTCTCCCTCATTAGAATACCGAGAGATTAGCCACTTGTATAAGTTGACTGACTTCGCCGTCGGATGGCTTTTATATCTATCCAGTCTGTCCCGTATAATGGATAAGGAGCATCTCATATTCTCTTGTTGTATATTATCCGGTTGTGAAATACCGACTGAATTCGGTAGAAAATTGCTTCCGCGCGGATTGCTCGTTTTTCTTGACCTCGCACACATTCCCTCTTTGTATTCATCAATCCGATTGTAGTTCGCCGACTTCTTCGCAAACACGTAGACTAACTCGTGGCAACGCAACGGCATCTTGTTCGCCGAGAGAAATGATACACCTACTTCTTTATCCCATATCAAATCATAACGAAACCAGTCTGGTTTTGAGTTCACCAGTTCCACGCCGAAACGCGCATTACAAAACATCAAAACCGGTGTGTGTTCGTTCCGGCACAGTCGCTCAATCTCTCGCCACAACGCCACAAGGTCTATCTTCACGTCCCAGTCGCATCCCGCATTCGCTATTCCGTGTGTTTTCCGGTTCGTCGGCATCGCGCCTTTTTTGTTCGTCAGGACGCCGTAGGGTAGGTCGCACACAAATAAATCAATAGACTTATCTGGTAATGTGCTCGTTATCGTAAGGCAGTCCCCGTGGAGACATTTCAAAGATAAAGTTTTCTTCGCTTCGGTCATATTCCTCGTCGTCCCGTTTAGGATAATTACGGGTTATGTCTTTAAAGCAAAATTGAAGCATCTCCATAACCGTAGAGCCTTGGTGTTCCGTCATAAGAAGTTCCTGTAATTGGACTGCGCCTGCTTTCAGCGGTGATTTTGAGTGTTCTTGGTATCGCTCATTATCATCCTTGAGTTTGTTGATTTCGTCATTCTTTTCTTGTAGTTGTTCCTTGAGTTTCGCGACTTCGGCGTCTCTTGCTTCAAGTTTGTTTTTGAGTTTCTCATTTTCACGCCTGACTTGTGCCATAAACGCGTCAATCTGGTCGGCGGTTTTTACACGGTCTCGGAGGTATGCCCCATCTACAATACCCTTATCTCCGTTTGATGTAATTGAATTCATCGGGTTTGCCTCCCCCTTTCTGTCGGGTGTTCCATCAGCAGTATAGATTAAACATCCGAGAGGATACAATTTGATATGCGGTCGTTTTGTATACGCATCGCATTTTGTATTAATCATCAACTTTGTATGAAATGCTGAACGTTGTGTGATTTTTTTGTAGTGAAGAGCGGTTTCACCGACGAACTTGTGTGGTAGGTAATGCTTCTGAACCCGATTTCCGTCGCTATCTTGTCCTAATGATAGGGTAATTCCATTTTTTAGATTTACCGTCAATTTGTTATTCACTTCGTTTCTCTTATATTTGAAATGAAAAATCTCTCCTGTTTCAAAATCGCAACCATATTCTCTGTGTATCGGGTGTCTGTATATCTTCTGACTGCCACATTCAACGCAATCGTTATAGACGAACTCATCGGGGATAACGACTTTTGTCTCTTCCTCCTCCTCTTCATCGTCATACAATATCATACATCCGCGCCACCCCTTCTTTTCCAGTTTTCCGAACCGCTTTGTCATATAATCATAAACGCCCGCTGATTTAGGGACGTTCTTACCGTGGTTAACCGCATACCACTTCTTAAACTCCTCATAGACTTCGGTTTTGTTAGCAAAGCAATCGTCATCTGCTTCGCGAATAAGGTCTCTGGCAAAATCAATAATACACTCTTCGGGTGTTAATATTCGGTATTTATTAAGTGGCACGGGTTCAGGTTCAGGTTCAATCTCTCGCACTTCCAGTTCCACCTCCTCCGCGTCCTTGGCAAAAACAACCTTGAGTGGTTTATTAGGACGCAGGACTATCGTGTCCTCGGGGCGGACGCACACTTCAGGTTCAGGAGCAGGAGCAGGAGCATCGCGAGGCACCATCGTCGCCACGCCATCAATAACCTCAATACGATACATACTTATACGAGTAATTATCTCTATGGTTAATATATACGGTTCGCTTTAAGTTGTTTTTACTGGGTTATGATTTAGAGTGAGTATTTGGTGATACGAGGTTGGACGGGTCTAGACTTGGCTTCCATAAAGAAATGGACTTGAAAATTGGATGGACTTCGTCCAGACTTTTCATACTTTTAGTAGACTATTTTTATATCACCATATCCTCCCTGTGATTTATCACAGGTCTCACTCGCACCATATATGGTGTCATTTATATTCATCAACTAATAAATAAAAACAAGTGTCAAAAACAGGGTTTATCTTGGTAATATAGTAATTATAATGTAAAATAATGGAGATTATCTTGGTAATATAGTAATTTTAACCGTTAATTTTCGCTTAAAAACAAGGGTATAATCCATATAAAATGGAGCATCCTCATAAAATAGACTACTACCGGTTCCCTGAAATCGTCAAGCCGGTATATAAACCTGACGATAGATGGTCTGCGCCGATTGAAGAAGAAAAAGATACCGAAAAAGAGTGGTGGGAGGACGAGGACGAATAGAATATAAAAAGATGCCGAGAGATAATTACATAACCGAGAGAATGACGAAGACGATTACCATTCGTGAACTGACGGAGTTGCTTTCAGCACAGGAGGCGGAGATAAGAGAGGAGTATCAGGATAAAGTGAAGCGTCTGGTTGCTGAAAACGAGAGATTGAGTATCTGTTTGGCCGAGGAGTATAAGAAGTCCCGAGAGATTGCCGAGAGAAAGGCGATAATCCCGAATATCGTTGGTGTGCTCGACTGCTCGCCCTGTATGAGCGACCCTGTTGATATTACAAATGACCCGAAGTTTGATTATAAGAATATCCCTTGTTTGGATGATAGTGTCTGTCTTTCTTGTAGTTCATAAGTGAAACGCCGAGAGATTTATAATAAAAGTAATCCATTCTGTTATTATAAATGAGCGATTTCAAAAAGGTATATAAAAACTGGTTGAAATATAAGGGGTCTGATGACGCCGAAATATATCTCTCGGAGAGGAAGGATAAGAAGTTCTGCGTAGTCGCGCCGGATGGCAAAACCGTCCACTTCGGGCAGAAAGGTTATACGGACTTTACGAAGCATCAGGACGAGGCACGCCGAGAGAATTACCTCGCCCGCGCAACTGGCATCAAAGGCAATTGGCGGAGAAACAAATACAGCGCAAATAATCTTGCGATAAATTTACTATGGCAATAATATAAAGACAAAACCAGTATAAATAAAAATGCCCGTTGTTCGCCCCCCTATTAAACCCGTCGTTCAATCTCTCGTGAAGGTTGGTAAGGTTCTTTGCCCGACGCCCTCCGTCACCATCCGGCCATTTGACCGCGACAATCGTATTTCGTTCGGTTGCCGTTAATTTGTTTTTACAACGACAATTTGTAATAAAAACAAAATCCTACTAACGTCTATAAAATGTATCGCGGAGAAATACAAAATGATAGTATCGGCGGTTCTCTTCATAGGTCGTTGGCTTTTAGCCCCAGTAATTCGGGAGGTGGTGGTAATGACCGTTTTGAAAGGCGTAATCTCTCGGTTGGTGCGGGGATAGGGCGTTGCGAAGAAGACGAGTATAATTGCTGTGGACTTTATGGACGCGGTGAAAACGAGCAGATGGAAGATGACCCGTGTTGGGAAGGGTATGAGATGATTGGAACGAAGATGAAGAAAGGCCGAGAGGTGCCGAATTGTGTGCCAGTTAAAGGCGAGGGCTTTTGGGATGATGTGAGGAAGGGGCTGGTGAAGCATAACGAGAGAAAGAAAAGCAAGCCTATTAGCGAAGAGGAATGGAAGAAACAGATGGAAGATTTCAAGGCTCCGACGGAAGCGTGGGGTGCTGACGAACTTGGATATGGTGGCGACGCCGGTGACAAGCCTGAAGGAGCGACAGAAGTGCCGAATATGGAGAATTTCATTAGACTTTTCTCCTTTGGTAATAAGGACACCGCAGCGAAGTTAGATAAGGCGATTTATGGAGGTGGGAAGCCCTTTACGAAGGAACAACTCACGCAGATTATACTGGATAAGAATAAGGTGATTGCTGACTTGGAAGAGAATGCGTATGGTGGTGCGGACGTGCCGTATTCGGTTGAAGGCGCAAAACAAGTGCTACGGAGTATGGGTTATTCAGAACAGGATATCGCCGAAATAATGCCACAACTGGGAGGAGCAGAAGCGAAACCGACTAGCGGTGTTGCGGCGGCGGCGGAAGCCCTAAAGCCCGTCCGAACCGCGATACAGAATAAGGTGGGTGATTTGATTTACGGAGCGGAGACTGACCCGAGGAAACAAAAAAAAGGACTGCTCGGGATTTCAGAAGAGGGTAAAGAAGAAAGCAAAAAGAAGGTAATGAAAAATATCGTTGTGCCTGTAGTGAGGTTTTTTAATGATACGTGGGATAGCGTTTTTGACCCTGATAAATTACAGAAACGACGAGACGACGAGAATAAAGCAAAAATGAGGAAACAAGGAATAGAAGCGGCGGAAAGAGATGGATATGTGTATAAAACCCCTGACGGGAAATACACCTATGATGTTGGGGAGCCGAACGCTCGGAATGAAGTCATCCGTAAACCACGAGTGGCTACAGTTTGGGTAGTGAAAAACCCCGTGAAGAATATTGGTTATTGGAGTAGCGTAATGGAAGGTAAGGCTCAAGGAGTTTCGCCCTATGTAGAAATACCGAACCCTATTAAGGGCGCGAAACCCGGCTTTTCGCTGGATGAGTTGAAGAAAAATATACCATTCTTTATACCCGTTAATAGAGTTTCTACACAGCCACAAGCCGAAAATGAAGAAAAATGGCGAGAAGGGTTTGTAGCAGATAAATTATGGGTGCCAGAAGATAAAGCCCGAGAGATTTTTCAAGCACTCAATCAGTATAAGGCGAAAATAGATGAGGAGAAGGAACGTGCTTATTATGAGAGTTTGACGGAAGTTGAGAAGAAAGAATACAGGGAACGAAAAGCCCTAGAAAGGGATACGGCGACGACGGAGGCGGCGAAGGCGAAAGTCGCAAAGGATATTGCTGATGAGGAAGCGAAAGAAAACCCCGATACCGAGAGATTGGCGAAGATGAAGGCGGCACAGGAACGAGTGAGGGTGAAGGGTGTTGAGAATTTTTACAAGGGGCAGAC